GATGTTTTTTCTTTTGATAATCAAGAATTTATCAGCTTTGATGTTGATTTAGATGACCCATTGAATATAGCTGTTCAACGCGAAACATTCTTAGATCATCAGCGAGTAATAGTGGAGTATCTCTAATGGAATTAACAAAGAAATTAAAATATTTTATTGATTCAAAAATACCTGATTATTTTACTAAGCATAAGCCTATGTTTGTTCATTTCTTGCATGGGTTTGTTGATTTTCTTGATTATGAAGTAGCAATAGATGCTCTGAATCTTCATGAAAATCTTGATATTGATAAAATATTTGATAAATTTCTTTCTGATTATTTCGATCAGTATTGCAATAATATTCTTGATATGAGTCGTTATCAATTAACGCAAGATAATAAGCGTTCATTCTTGAATATTGCGAAATTTTTCTATAAAAATAAAGGCAAGAAAATATCATTTGATATTGCGTTCAATTATTTAACACAATTTTATATCTTTGGTGATGATAACTTTGTTGAAAGAGTTGAAGTTGAAATAACCGAAGATCCCTCATTATGGGCAGCTTTTTATGAGTCGGGTGCATGGCGTTCATATCAAAATCCATATACTTATTTAGTTAAGGGCGATTTTAATAAAACATTCTTGCTTTCGATGATGAGTAAACTGAATCCTTGCGGCTTTTACCCCGAATTTCAAGTTGAAATGGAATCGCCAGAAGGTGAAATATTTTTTGTTATTGATAGAACAACTGATGAATGTCACCCTGATAGAGTATTCATTCCACAGCAAACTGATCAATATCGAACTGATTTAAATGTAAGAGATACAGCTGATATTTCATCCGGTGGTGACTTAGATGCTCAAGAATTGTATGTTGTGGCTGCAAAACCAAATCTATATAATAGACAAATTAAATATGATGGTTCAGTTATTTTCTCTGGTGCAGATTCAGGCACGTTTGAACAATTCAGTTTTGATATTTATGATGGCGGATCATTAGTCGAAACTTTTGAAATCATATTGAATGATAGTATATAATATTAGTAAAATTTTTAAATGGAGTTATTTATGAGCAAAGATAATTTTAATTTGGGTGACTGCTGTGGTATTGTTCATCTTAATGTTTATAAAAAAGGTGAATTAATTTCTACTGAAGAACACAATTTAATCGTTAATAATGCGTCAAAAGTGTTGGCTAGATTGATTGGTCAGCAGGGTGTTTATGCTGATAAAGCACTGACAAAAATTCGTTTTTCGGATGGCAATTATCCTGTTGGTGTTACTAAAACTGATCTTGATGGCACTAATAAATATACAAAATCAATCGCTTCAGTTACTTATGATGGAATTGGTGCACCGTATGATGTGCAATTTAATTTCACATTAGATGATGATGAATTTAATGGTTATAATATTTGGCAATTTGGTTTGCTTTCTGGAGAGCAAGAAATGTTTTCAATGCTTTCGAGAAATCCTGAAAAAACACATCCAATTGAAAAAGATGTTGATGTTACTATTGATGGTTGGTGGAAAATTCAGTTTAGAAACTCAGCTTAATAGAGGTTAACACAATATGGCTAACTTAGTTGCAACACCAGGGTGGGATGATGTTTATGAAATAAAAACATCAGATTGGATTATGGCTGGCGAAACTGGTGTTGCAAATTCACAAGCTCAAGCATTATTAAATAAAACTGAACATTTAAGACAATTAGTTGAAAATGCTATGACTGTTGCTACAACAATTGTAAATCCTATAGGAACAATTAAATTGTGGTACGGTTCACCAGCCTCAATACCAACAGGTTGGCAATTATGCAATGGAACTAATGGTACACCTAATTTACACAATAAATTTGTGGTAGGTGCTGGCGGAACATATACATTAGGTCAAAACGTTGGTTCGCATACATTTTCAGCTACTACAACAGATGTATCTTTTTCTGGTTCACATACGCATGGAGTTAGTTCATCGTATGGTGGCAGTCATTCGCATTATGTAACAATATCATCATCATCAAGTTCATGCACAGGGCCCTTTAAACCAAAATCAAGTGGCGGCTATCCTATTAATTGCACACATGATCATACACCTCTATGGATTTCTGGTGGTAGTCATTCACACGCTTCAAATCCTTCATCTCAAGAAGGAATTCATAAACATAATGTTACAATAACTAATTGTTCTTTATTACCATCTTATTTTTTAATATATCACATTATGAGGGTATCATAAATGGCTAATTTAACACCAACAGCAGCATGGTCTGATGTTTATAAAATTGAAACAACTGATTTAGTTATTGGTGGTGCTAATACTGCTATATGTAATAAACAAGCACAGGCAATCATTAATCGAATTGAATATTTAAAAAATTTAATTGATACTTTTGAGAATCAAGTTAATACATTAGATGATCCGATATTAATGATTAAAATGTGGTATGGAACGATTTCGAGCATACCCGCTGGCTGGCAATTATGTAATGGAACTAATGGTACGCCCAATTTTTTTGATAAATTTCCTTTACATCAAAATAGTGGCGTTGGATTGGCTTATAATAATTCTTATTTTTATTTATCTGATTCTAATACGAGTGTTTCATTGGCTGGAACACATTTACATAGTGGTGCATTAGGTTATGGTGGCTATCATTCGCATAGTGGAAAAATAACAGCTGCGCCCGGCCAAGCACCACAAGGATACGAGTGGCGTGGTGGTGGCGGTGCCTGCTCAAGTGGTAGTCATTCGCATACATTTACAACATCAAGTAGTGGTTCTCATACTCATTCGATTTCAATGACCTCTACGCCGAGTCATACGCATTCTATAGGTGCATCTCTTCGAATTGCAAGGCAATCGGATCCACCATATAAATATATGTTATATATTATGAGGGTATCATAAATGGCTAATTTAACACCAACAGCAGCATGGTCTGATGTTTATAAAATTGAAACAACTGATTGGGTTGATGCGTCAAGAACCGGTGTTTCAAACGCTCAGGCTCAATCACTATTAAATCGTTTACAATATCTTTATAATAGATATTTAACACTATATAATAAGATGAATAGTTATGATGATCCTGTTGGCACTGTTAAATTGTGGTACAAGAGTTTAGCAGAATTACCAGCTGGATGGCAATTATGTGATGGAACTAATGGTACGCCAGATTTAAGAAATCGTTATGCAAAAGGAACGATATTTGAATCGTTATTGTCAGCATTACCCGGTGGTGCCGCAACAATTTCTTTTCAATTTACAATGGAAGGTTATGATAAAAATCATACCCATACCGCAACATGCGGAGCATCGCCTCTTCATGAACATTCATTAAATGTTGGTGACGCTGATGGTTATTTAGGCGATAATTTAAAATGGGGTGATTATGGTTCGTATGCTGCTAATGGTCATACTCATGTAGGGCATTATATTCATCCTTATGATACAAACCCACAAACACACTCTCACAGTATTTCTGTTGCTAGTGCCGGTGCACATTCTCATATTGTCAATTTTTCAAATGTAAACAATTTACCCGCTTCAGTAGCTATATATTATGTAATGAAAATTTCTTAAACGAAAGAGGTTAACTATGTTATCAAATCTTTGGACTACAGTTCTTTTACCGCTTCTTACTTCTTATGGTGCAACAATACTCTTTGCTCTTGGTCTGGCAATTGTATTATCAATTTTCACTCTCTTGGTCGCATTAGCACCGTCACTTATATCATTTGTTAAATCTCTGGCCGAAAAGAATCTTTCTGAAAAAGTTTCTTCACGTATCAATGATGCTATGAATAAATTTGAAAGCATATTAGTTGATATTCTCACTCTTCAGCAAAACAAACTCAAACAGATGGCCAAAGAAGCTTTTGAAAATGATGGTAAAATTGATATGAAAGAAGTTAAAGAAATTGCTAGTGAAATGGCCAAAATTGCAATGGAAAGAATGTCTCCCGATATAGCAACATTTAAAAAGTATATCACTGGCGATGCAGTTTTTGAATATATTCAAGATAAATTTGCTGCTGTTATTACTCAGAGTGTCGAAAAATTTATTAATGATAAACTGTTGAGTCAAATAGGAAAAAAGTAGGTTCAGAGGATTTAGTTGGTCAATTGAAGTATGCCTTAGACCAAGTGAAATATGGCAAAAGCGGTTTCAATATACAACCAATTAAATTCAATAACAATGTTCATTTGTCTTTAACTTATCAAAACAAAAAGAAAGATTTTCAAGTTGTAATTAATAAAAAAGACGGTGGCTATATTGGAATGCAAAAAACTTGGGAATGGTAATTATGAAACTAACTGTTAAAACAATAGACGTATTGAAGAAAAAGATGAATATAGCTTCTGATTCTCATATTGTGGGAATCAGAGGGTGTTCATCATCTGTTTATGGTGAATGGGTTGAATCAATAGATATCAAAGAAGAAAAAATTGATCATGTATTGATGAATTGTTTGTTTATCGTTATTGATGGTAAAAAGATGTTGCCTCTCAATGGTTCAACTACACCACATGATAAATATTTGAGACGTGCCAAAGACAAAGATGGTAAAGGTGCTAATCAACTTGAATTAGGCTTTTATAAACACTATGTTAAAGGTATTCACAATCCTTCTCCTGATACTTCACATGCAGCATTAAGACAAACACGAATACAGCCTGTTAGACGTTCAAGAAACAACGCTGTTATAGATTCTGATGATTATATTCAATTAGGCAATTTCAATGATAATATACACGCAGCATGGGCGAATGTGGGCGGTAAAACTCATGCATCAGCAGGGTGTCAAGTCATAGCTGGATATCCTGATTGTAAAAAACGGTCAGGCAATACAGGTCATTGGAAATTGTTTCATGATTATATCTATTCATTAGAACAAACATCATTTAATTATTTATTGATACCTTATCGTTGGATAGAATCTATAGTAAATAAGAAGATGAGTGAAATTTTGATATTTGGCTCAGAAGGTGATAGAGTTCGTGATTTGCAAGCACGTTTACGAATTCCAACTGATGGACAATTTGGCAAATCAACTTTTGAAGCTGTATTGAAATATCAAAAGAAAATGAATTTAACAGTTGATGGTATTGTTGGGTATAATACTCTCAAACAAATAGGAATGATTAAATGAATCAAACTGAATTTCGAGCATATATTTTGAGGCAATTAGGTTCACCAATACACAATGTTGAACTAACTACTGAACAATTAGATGATGCTATAACTAATGCTGTTGATAGATTCACTGAACGTCATTATGAAGCTGTTATTATGAATGTTTATAAGCTTCAATTAATTAATGGTGTTAGTTCTTATGATTTGCCAGCATCAATCAAAACTGTTATCAATGTTTATCCCGGAAACAATATTTTCTCTTCAATGAGTAATATTGAAAATATGATGATACCTGTTCTGCCTATGCCTTATCAAGATTATCTCTGGAAATTGAGTGATGTTAGTGCTATAACTACATGGCGTATGGGTGTTAAGATGTGGGAAGATAGCGTATCAAATCAGAATTTGATTTTTGATTTTAATTATACTATGCATAAATTTACATTGCTTGGCGATATACAACGTATTATGTCATTATACCCAAACAATACCCTTTGTTTAGCACTACAAGTCTATGAGTGTGCTGATGCAGAAGTTGATGATATTTATAATAATAGATGGCTTAAACAATATGCAACTGCATTGGCTAAGAGACAATGGGCAACAAATCTAAAGAAGTTTAATGGCGTTCCTCTTCCTGGAGGTGGTGATTTGAATCATGATGGTATTATGTCTGATGCTAATGAAGAAATTTCTCGGTTAGAGGAGGAATTATCAGACGAGTGGACTCTGCCACCTTCATTTATAATAGGTTAATATATGACAACTCAAAAACCACACAATTTTAATTTTTTCGATAATGAATTTAATCTTTATGATTCCTTGCAAAATGAAGTAATAAACATGCGTGGTATTGAAGTCTATTATTTGCCAAAAATTTATCAGAATGTTGATTTGATATTAGGCGAGGATCCGATTAGCAAATTCAGATTAGCTTATCCAGTTATTATGTATCTTGCCTCATTTTCAGAATTTGGTGGTGACGGCTCAGTATTTGGTCATTTTGGTTTACATGTCACAGATCAGGCAACATTTGAAGTAAATATCAATGAGTTTCATAGCAAAACAGATGGTTTACAGCCGATTGAAGGTGATTTGATTTATGTTCCTATGGGTCAATGGCTGATGGAAATGTTTCATTGGAAACAGCACGATCCCTTTTATCACATGGGTAAACAAAGTAAATATATTTTCGAAACAAGGCGTTATGAATACAGTAATGAAACGATGGAAACAGGAATTGATGAAATTGATATTCTTGAAAATAAACAGTCACCTGATGTTGATTCAGAGAATGATGATTTAGATAGTGAAATCAACAGCATTTTGAATAGTTCAGAACCTACAATATTTGGAGATAAATAATGAAAAAAGCATTATATGTAAATAAGAAATTTGTTGATTGGAATTTTGATTATGCTCGAAATTGCAGAATGGAAATTCGTGGTGTTGAAGTCGAATTGCCTTGTGAAATAGCTGATCAATACCCACAATATTTTACACGAATTAAGCCTGAATCTAAGGTTGAAGTTAAAGAAGTTAAGCCGATAAAAGATGAAGTGGTTGTAACTGAGGTTGAATCAGAAAAAGTTGAAGAATTGGTTAAAGACGAAGTATTAGAAATAAATATTAATATTGAACCAGAAATAGACGATGTTCCAGTTGCTGAATCACTTTCAACATCATTTGAAAATGCTATCAAAAATGGCGAAGTTAAAGAAACTCGAAAGTATTATACATGGAATAATAAAAAAATCATGAAAGATGCTTTCGAAGCTGCCGAGAATAAGGATGAATTTTTAGCCGAAGTTTTGTGCAGTAAATAATAAATAGTTAGTTCTCAGATACCTCAGTATTTTTGGTAGTTAAGAAATTAACTACCATATTTTTTATATGCAAAACAAAAAACAAAATATATATTTTAATAGCAACCCGAAATTGAAGGCTGCAAATGTTGCTATCGATTATACAGATGAACAAATCAAAGAAATTGTTAAATGTATGGATGATTTTGTTTATTTTTGTGTCCATTATATCAAAATTGTTGATCAAGATTCTGGACAAGTTCTACCTTTCGATTTGTATGATTATCAGAAGGATATGGCTGATATTTATCAGAATGAAAAGCGTGTTATTGTATTAGCTCCTAGACAATGCGGTAAATCAATCTTTACAATTGCTTATCTGTTATGGGTTGGAACATTCAATAACTATAAGAATATTATCCTTGTAGCTAATAAAGAACCGACTGCAAAAAAGACTTTGCGTAAGCTCAAAGAAATGTATATGTATCTTCCTTTCTGGATGAAACAGGGATTAGAAGAGTGGAATAAAAAACAGATCAGTTTTGAGAATGGCACTAATATTTATGCAGAATCAACATCATCAAGTGGGAACAGAGGTGATACAGCTTCAATCGTTTTCCTTGATGAAGCTGCAATCATTGCAAAGAATCTATGGGATGAATTTTATACATCGGTTTATCCAACAATTGCTAGTGTTAAGTCTGCTCAAATCATAATCACCAGCACGCCTAAGGGCTACAATCATTTCCATCAGCTGTGGACAATGGCTAATAATAAACAAAATGATTACAAACCTTTTCGTGTTCGTTGGAATCAAGTGCCCGGAAGAGATGATACTTATCGAACAGAGACTATTGCAGCATTTGGTGGAGGATCGAAGGGTTTACGTAAATGGCGTCAAGAATATGAATGTTTCTTCATTGGTTCTGGTGGAACACTGATCGAAGGTGAAGCTTTAGAACGACTGAAACCTGCTTTGATATTAGAATCAAGATTAGATAATCGATTTACAATTTATGAATATCCTGAAGAAGGACAACAATATTGTGTAATAAGTGATGTGAGTGAGGGAGTTGGAGCAGATGCAAGCACTTGTCAAGTTTTTAAAATAAATTTCAGAACTGGACATGAACAAGTTGCAACATTTAAAGATAATATGATCAAGACAAATGAATTAGATACAGTCATTGATCAGATTGGTAAATACTATAATGATGCTCTTGTTATTGTGGAAGCAAATACTTATGGTCGTGAAGTCTTAAATAATCTTGTATATGTTGCTGAGTATAGTAATGTATTTTTTGCCTCAGAAGAAAAAGATTATGGGTTAAAAATGACTGTATCAAGTAAGCGAATTGGAAACGCTTATCTGAAAAGTAATATTGAAGATTTGAAATTTAAAATTGTAGATTTTGAAACAATTTCAGAATTAAGTAAATATGTTTTGAAAGGTAATGTTTACCGAGCTGATGCTGGCCAACATGATGATTTAGTCACACCTTTAGTTCTCTTTTCATACTTTTTATCGAAGAAAGAATTGGTCGAAAATTGGTTATTAGTAGATAGTGATATGTTGATAAAAACAAAGATGCAACAACAAATTGAATCTGAGTTATTGCCCGTAGGTTTCATTAGTAATGGTCATGAGGAAATAAATTTACAGACTGTTGTGACAAATGACAGTAATTTTGATGAAGATTTTTAACTAAGGAGTTAATTATGAGTTTTGGATTATCGCCAAGTATTGATATTCAGGAACGCGATTTTATTTCACCTGGTCGGCAAACAGCTAATCGATTTGCTGCGATGGTTGGTAATTTCAATTGGGGTCCAGTTTTAGATAGGGTTTATGTTGGAGAAGAAAAAGATTTGATTGAAAATTTTCACGCTCCTGATGCTAGCAACTATAAAGACTGGTATAGTGCTAACAACTTCCTCAATTATAACGATAAGTTGTATTTGGTTAGAGCTATCAAAGCTGATGGTTCAAATAATGCCGGTGCTATTCTGTTTAGTGAAGCAACTGTTAAATTAAATACTACTATGATTACCGAGAGCGGTGAATTTGCGGTTGGTGAAGAATTGCTTGGTAAGACTAGTGGTGGTCGCGCTGAAATCATACATCTTGATGGAAATGATATTTATGTATTGATGGTTGAAGGTTCTTTTGAAGAAAATGAAGTTCTTGAAGGGCCCTTTGAAGCTCCAGCTATTGAAGGTGTTCAGGCAACTCTGAATACTATCACTAGTGATGTTGATAGTCTCGCTTTTGCAACTTTAAAGAAAAATGAAGATGATAATATCACAATTAATCATGCTGATTATCAGAAATTCAAAATTCTTGCTAAGTATCCTGGTGTTTATGGTAATAATATTTCAATATCAATTGCTGATTCTACCACATTTGCAACTGCACTTGTAAAAACTGGTCAGACTTTCAAAAACCTTTTTGAATTTGCACCTGTAGCTGGTGAAATTGCAATAGCCGTTCTTTTGAGTGGTGTTGTAGTTGAAACATTTATTGTTTCATTAACTCCTGGTTCAAAGAATTATCGTGGTCAGTCAAACTATGTTGAAACATACGTTAATCGTTATTCTAAGTATATTTATATTTATAATAATGTTGATGTTACTGATGTAAATAGCGTTATGAATGTTTCATTAGCTGGTGGTGCTCATGTAGCACCTGAAGCGGCTGATTATATTGCTGGTTATAATCTTTTTCAGAATGCTGAAGAAATTGATGTTGATGTTATTTTCTGTGGTAATGCTAGTGAAATAGCTTCTGGTGAAACTGTTGTTCAGCATATCATTGATAATATCATTGATAAGAGAAAAGATTGTCGCTTTGTCATATCGGCAATTGAAGAAGATGTGGTTGGTGCTGCAATTGCTGATGGCGTTGATAACATGATGACTTATGTTAATACAACGATTAACAAAGATAGCAGCTTTGCATCATTCTATGGCAATTACAAATATCAATTCGATAAATACAATGATGTATATCGTTGGATGCCGATTTCTGGTGATGTGGCTGGTATATACTG